GTTTTTTTTTTTATATATTTTAAAAGATTTTCAAAAGAAATAGAAAAATATTCAAGCTAAGTAATACTAAACATATTAAATACAAATACAACAATACAATATTTTATCTTAAGCTAAAGTGACGCCGTCTATCCCTTAGGAGCAGCTTATCACTATTAATATACAATACAAATATGAAAAACTGATCACCACGAATGTGGAATAAATCGACGGATTAGCCGCCACCCAATGGATACTGCTGGGCGAACAGTGGTTAAACGTACAACTGCGACCGACCAAGAGTCGCAGAGGTTATTGCAATATAATCTCGTTGGCAGTTCTGGATAAGTCTAGCTTGTCCGGAACCGGAAAACGGTACCGAAGTAATTGAATACAGTTATATAATAGCAAAATGGGGGGGGGAATGAATGAGAAAAGCAAACGCTACAAAAACTCACTCCATGGAATCATCTGACACGTTGTATTGATCGTCATCATCCATATCTACTTCTTCGCTCACGAACATCGCGTCGGCTACATCTTCCATGTCGTCCTCGTCGATCAGCTCGATCACTGCGTCGTACTGCTTCATTCTCAGTTCGGCGCACCACTCGTACCAGTTGAACTCAGCGTTCACACCTGCTTCGTGGAGTTGGTCTATAAACTCCTCGACTGCTGTGCGTCCTCTGGGTGCAACCATTTCGATTGCGGTGCGTATTCTCTGACGAAGCGCTAACGCATCTCCTTCTTGTCCTCTGACACCCCAGATCACCTCGCGCTGCGCGATGTTCACTGGAGTGATGCTGAAAACGACTCCGTTCGACTCTTCGAACGAAGCCTTCAAGAAGGTCAGGTCATCCATGCTCTCAAAAGGTACGATTTTCTCGCCTTTGTTCGCTGCTGTTACCTTCATACCTATATGTTCTGCAATGTCATGAACCACCTTGCGATTGAAAAATTTCAACGCGTCGGCGGTTGCGTTTGCGATGACATCGTCCCCATAGGTAATGAAACGAACGTCGTCATCAAACGACTTCATGCTGACTTCCAGCCCTGCCATCGATTGACCCATCATGTACGAGCAATAAATTACCCACACATTCGTGATTGAGTTGAAGACATCGGTCAACGGATTCCCAGAGTTGTTTCCCTGGCTCGTGAGGCATAAATAGTCGCCCACGATAACATGCGACCTCCTCAACGTGTGGATAAGCGCGTGCCTAGCCTGCCTGAAATCATTCCCGTAGTAAAAATCTGTTACTGTCAGGAAGAAATCGGAGGCTTGAGCGCACACCGTTCCATCGTAATTGGAGTAGTCAACATCAAATCCGTCTGGACCGCGCGATGTCAATTGTTCCCAATATTTCATCCACACAGCCTCTCTCTCCGCACCAATTCCATGGTGCAGCTTGAAACCTGCTC